CAAAGTAGCAAAGGATAAAGCAGCCGCAGCAGATGCCGCAGCCGCTAAGAAGAAGCCAGAGGAAGAGGCTGCACAAGCCGCACAAGCCGCACAAGCCGCACAAGCCGCGACACCTGGAAAACAATCTGCACTAGAGGCACTGCGGAATAGAAAAGGAACTATTGGAAAGTTATCACCTCAAGGACAACAAGAAAAAGGGTTACTTACGACTCCAGGATTAGGTCGAGGAAGAACTAAACCCGGTCGTGGTCGTGTCGGTTCGACTCGAAGAGTTGGGTATTAAACTCGCCATCCTCTTGTTGGGTCTCTCGTTGTCGTTCACGAGCATCCATTTCTTCAACGGTGAGTTCGCGCTTGACCTTGCGCTTAGTTCGTCGAACTTCAGTCCAACCAACATCATCTTGGGGTTGTTGGACTTGAGGTTGAACTTGTGGAGTAACGATTTGCTGGATTCGTTTGGATTCTTCGATTCGGGCTTTGATGGCCTCGGAGACAGGCGCAACTGGGGCAGGAGTAGAGCGGGGTTTTTGTTTGTATTGGGGCATGAAGGAAGGCATTTTGGGGGGATACACTCTATTCTTAGTTCAATCCAAATCCGTTTTGAAAAATGGATGACTTTCAGACTGGACCTATGACACTACAATGGTTGTAGCGACTTCAATTGCAGTTTCAGGAACACTCGGTGAAGTAACGATTCCAGCACGAACTACAGATGTCTTGGAATGGCTTCGTAAGAAATACAAGCAACCCGGACTTCAGTTTCAAGGCAAGTTAGTCCATGAAGAAGAATCGTTCTCAGTGTTTGCGACTCCAACCGAAGACGACGATGAAAACACCAATCAACACATGCTTCCAAGTCCCTTTCACGAAGACGCATTCCAAGGAGTGATTGTGATCTTGAAATCGACCACAAGCCATACAGACGAATACGATAAACCTGCGACTGCCTATGCAGACTTACCTTCGACTGAATACGATGAATACTATGCGTCATGCACTTTCGGTGACGAAGAGGAAACACCTGAGAATGATGATGAGGAAGAAGAGGAGGAAGAGGAAGAGGAAGAGGAAGAAGAGGAAGAGAGCGCTCCGCCTGAGATGACAGCACAGATGATTCGTAGTGCAAATGTCTTTGTCCCACATCCATTGCGTGAACTTGTCAAGACTCGATTCAACTCGGAAACCATTGAGACTGCACTTCTCAACAAGTGTATTCAAGACGCACAACGATGGTTGGTCGACATTGATTGGGAAGCACATGCCTTCAAAGAACTGTATCGGTCTCGTGCAATGAACTTATATCAGTCTCGCAGTCTTGCAGAGACGATGACGCCTGAAGAGTTCGTCCATACTTCGGAAGTCGACCGACACCCTGAACGATGGATGCAACGACTCAAGGAAGTGGCCGAGAAGGATAAAGCCTTGTATAGCCGCAAGACTACTGCGAACATTCAGATGTACTGCTCGGGATGCAAGAAGAAGACGAACTGTGACTACCATCAGCGTCAGACCCGTTCGGCAGATGAGCCGATGACGACCTTCGTAACCTGTTTAGAGTGCGACAAGCGTTGGAAGTTCTAACTTTCATACTCTCCAACAATAAAGGTAAATGTCTGACGAAGTTCGTGAAGTCTTACGCCAATGGATTGCCACTGACGACGAAATCCGTGTGCTTCAACAACAAATCAAGGGACTTCGTGAACGAAAAAATCAACAAGCAGGACAGATTCTAGCCTTCATGCGAGGCAACAACCTAGACAACTTTGTCATTGAGGGAGGTGGTGGAACCATCGGACGACAGCAACGAACGGTTCGCCAACGACCCAATAAGCAAGTCGTTCGAACACAAGTTGCGCTGTTACTCGCCGACCAGCCGCAGAGGATGGCGGAAGTGCTTCGAACCATTGAAGGATTGCCTGAACCGGGAGAAGAACCCGATGCAGGAAGTGTAGTCACCAAGGAGCTTCTTACGCGTAGACTTCCCCGAACACAGCATATCCAGTTACAACAATGAATCCATGGGTCATTGCGATTTTTGTAGTGACATTGTATGTCCACCTGTTTAATGCGATTGCACGCATGTATTTTGAACGCAATCGCACCTTGACGTTGGGTGACCTTTGGAGAAAAATCGTGCCTCCGATTCAAGTGACGCTCACTCTTTAGGGATACGCACCTTGATCTTTCCTTTGATGAGGGTCTTGGGTTTGCTCATTTCTTCCCATTGAGACACATCTTGAATCTTGTTGGTCTTAAGGAGTTCGAAGACACACCAACGATGGTCTTCGCCAATAGGTTTCTTACATACAGGGCAGGGCATTGTTGTTTATTGGGGGGAATGTCTAACTTCTTGACCCAAACGAATCCGTTTTTAAAAGAAGAAGCAACTCCCATAGCGTGCCAACATATACTTCTGATGCTTGTCCTCTGTCTTTATGATCTCAAGACACAGGTTCATCTTATGAAACCATGGGTTGTTGTGGAGTGTATAAAACTGAAGCACTCGAAGTTCAATCATACCTTATACAGTGTTTTACCCTAAAAACCAAATCGACGCTTGTAATCCGCAAGACTGGCCTTGAAGCTCGGCTTGTTCCACAGAATCCAACGACTTAACGCACCGGCAGAAGTTGGGTCGTTCCAGTCTTCACCCATACCCCGATGACGTTTCAAATACCGAGTTCTACGAGTCACATCCTTGTGCTTCGTAAAGTCCGAGTATCCTTTTTGTCCGAACGGTTGAACGATCTCACGTCCGTCGGGTTTGACAAACACGGCATCATACTTCTTTTCAGCCACATGACTCTTACGAATGGCTTTCAAAGTCAGTCTTCTCCTCGTTTTCATCTTTGTCTAGTATAACGAAATGAAAGAAGCCATACGCTGGTCTCTGGACGCATCACTCACTGCACAGTGGTCAACACTTGGTTTGAACTTCTTCTCGCTCTTCCAAACGATCCCTGCAAAAGACGCGATTCTCCAGACGGTCCTATGGATTGAAACACTTGTTCAAGTCATTGAACTGGTGTTCTACACATGGTACTCATTTAACTTCACTCAAGTCGCAGAGATGACATTCTATCGCTACCACGATTGGTTTGTCACAACCCCACTGATGTTATTCTCTACGATGGTGTATTACGACTATAAAAACAAACCCGAGGAAGAGGTGACCTTACAGTCGTTCTTAGAGGAACATTGGAAGGAAGTTTTGGTTGTGTTTGGTTTCAATCTTATCATGCTGCTCTTTGGATACCTCTATGAACGAAAGTTCATCGACATCGTGACATCACAAGTCGTTGGATTTGCAGGATTTACAGGCTCATTCTATGTTCTGTGGGACTCCTTTGCCTCAAAGAATCCAGACAACTATTGGTTGTATGCATTCATGTTTGTTATCTGGGCACTGTATGGAGTGGCTGCAATGTTCACCAGCACATGGAAAAACGCGTCGTATAATATTTTGGACATCTTTGCGAAGAACTTTTATGGTATCTTCCTCTCGGTCCTCATCTATCAGAAAGCTTCAAGCCAGGGCGCTCGTTCCTCTTCTGAGACTGCGTATTCATTGAAGAACGCAATCGCTTGAGCCAGTTTCTCTTCAGTCGGAATCTCCAACGCAAACAGCGCAGCCATCTTGTTCTGAAGGATTTCACCGAATGGAACCGGTGGGTCAAAGGCATCGTCGAATCCAACCAAGACATTACAGAGTCGACTGATGTGTCCGTCACAGCATAACCCGATGCTTTCAAAACACTCTTCAAAGACTCGCTTATTGAGTTCGGTCTTTATCTCTTCCGATGAATGGGTGGAGATTCGCAAGTACAGTCCGTCCAATGCGTGTCGATAGAGTTGGTCGCCTGTAGTCCGACAGGTATTGGTGTTATACCACTGTATCATGTCAGCGACGGTGCGTGAAACAGCTTGCCAAGGTCCATAGCTACGTACGAGCCATTTGGATGCGAACCATTCGGGTGCACGCATTGTGCGGTTTCTCTGCCTTTGAAGAGCCAGCAACACTTCCAATCCTTTGTTGGTCTGTTGAGAGACAGCTCGTGTATGAACATTCTGGCGGTCTATCGCAATCAAGTGTAGGTTTCCACGTGGAACCTGTGGAACCTGTTGACGAACTTCATCCGGAGGAAGTCCACGTCCACCTCTGAGCCTCCATTCAAAGTACTCGTTGAATGGATCATTTTCAGGTCCGTTCTCCCATGCGTTTGGATTGATGTCTCGATAGTATCGAGACGCAATGGTCCATCGGTCACCGCGGTTGAGTCTAGGGCGCCGAAACACATCGTCAATGACTTCGCGATAGGTCATTCGAGGTTCTCTAATTTGATAGAGTTCTAGCTCATGTTGAGGGTCGATGACTGGAAGAGGGTGATGGTTTTCGCATTGAAGATGACCAGGTGCAGCGTGATTTCTACACCAGGCGTTTCCACGTGAGTGAAAGTTCAAGCACATTCCGGGTTGGTGATGGTGAAGTTCAACTATTGTTCCTCCTGGATGAAAGTGTGCGATGCGTTCAAGGCGTTTCGTATAGGAACGCCAGTGAACTCCGCAAAATCGAAGGTGGGGTGGGTCGTGTGGTTCTCTATGACATCGTGATAGACACTGTCTATTATCTCCTTTGATGCCCATGCATTGGTTCGCTTGCATTCAGTTGAACTCTACTTCACAGCTGTAAAAAAAATCCGTTTTAAGCCTCCGAAGAGACTATCTTCTTCACAGGGATGTCTGCGGAGACAATGTACAAAGAGTTCTCTGTAAGAATAATCCAGGTGTTATCTTCCTTGATACGCATGATGGATTCAATGGGAGAGGTATACTCTGTGTCGGACTTGACCAACATCTTGGTTGTATCCCGAACACCGATACAGCACTTCTTCTGGAGACTGTCCTCATAGTAATCCAAATAAATGGGTCGGTCCTGTTGGAGTGCGACCTTAGCAGCCTGAACCATTACCGTTGCAGAAGGTGTTGACATTTGTCTGGACGCAAGGAGGCGTTCTGCGTTATTTGAACGAGAGTTACTTGGACGCCTTGGCTGCATCCTCCAACTTGAAGCGACTCTTCATACTGAGACTGGGAACTTCAGGTTTGGGAATCGCAAGGAGCTGCTGGATAGACGACTTGACCGCAACCTTGGTCGACACTGCGAAGAGGAATCGAACCAGTGCGTCGACATGCTCTTCGTTTGCAGGATTCTTGGCGGCTCGTAGACTGTCGCGCAAGTCATCGAAGACCGTCTTCAAGAATCCAGTCATGGTTTCTTCGGAGACGAGACCGCGACTGTAGAGTTCGGACACATAGACTGCAAAGCCACGCTTGGTTTCCTTCTGTTTGGTCCAGGCGATAATCGCATCGTCATAACCAGGGTCCGTTGAGGAAGGAACCACGACAATGCGGTCGGTGTCGTACAAGGTCCCGAACATCGCAGTCTGGGTTGCAAGGTCTTGAAGTGCGTCGGGATGGGCGGCTACGATGTCTTTGTAGGCATCAGCGAGAATGGGTGCGAAGAAGTTGGACTTGATACCGAAGTCGAACAGCAAGGTCGTGACACGAAGACGGAAGAGTGCGTCTCGCTTCTTAATACGCTCCAAGAAGTCGGTCATCAGCTTGCTGTAGTTGGCTTTGCTGAGTTTGTTGATGTTACTCATAATCTCACTGTAGTCTGGGTCGTCCTTTTCCTTGACTTTACGAACTGCGGCGATCAGTGCATGGTTACGCCAGTTGTCCTCTTCGTCGTTTCGTTTCACAGGTCGGAAACGACGGAACGGGGGTTTGAATGAGATCTTGAGTTTGGAAATGATGGTGAGGATGTCGTCACCGAGAGAGGGGCGGGGTAAGCTTCGAGCTGCGTAGATGGTAGAGATATCCATTGTGAGAGGGGGAAGTCTATTCTTTAGATGGAAAGGAATCCGTTTTTCAAAACGAATTCAAAACTGTCTAATAAATCAACTTCCCCCCACAATGACAGACACACTTTCCCAGAAATGGGTGCTTTGGTATCACGACCCCAACAACAATGATTACTCACTCGAAAGCTACATTAAGATTCTCACCTTCGACACCCCCTCCGAGTTCTGGTCGGTCGTCGAAGCTATCTCCTCCGAAGCCTGGAGTTCAGGCATGTTCTTCCTGATGCGCGATGGATATCGTCCACTCTGGGACGCACCCGAAAATGATAAAGGCGGCGCATGGTCCAAGAAAGTCGACGCCCACGACACTCATACCGTGTTGATTGACTGCATGGTTCACACTATGGCCAACACACTCTTGAAACAACACAACGAATCCGTCGTCGGAGTCACTGTGTCGCCCAAAGGACACTTCCACATCATCAAAATCTGGAACAATCTCAGCACCGTCTGTGACCGCAAGTTGTTCTCGCCCACCTTGAAGATGAAACTCGGTGACGATATCGCCTACAAAGCACATAATCTCCGTCCCAAGTAATAAAATGAATGTCTATGTATTGATGTTTTGGTCGGGTATCGTGATTCTTCTCGTATCGCATGTCCTTCTTTTTCGCTCGATGCCACAACATTCAGCCCTCTCATTGTTTGCAACCGCATTAGTCTTTGTGGGTTCGAAGATTGGACGCGAGTTTCTTGGCATTGCGTGAACAAATACGAAACCTTGTTTAAGAAACAATGGCTAGCTTTGCAGTAGGACGGTTTCAACCTCCCACCATTGGACATGCTCTCATGATTCAGGAAGTCATCAACTCACATGGAGACGCATTTATTTTTGTATCGTCTGCCACTACACCCAAATCAACCAATCCACTGACCGCAGCCCAAAAGATTGCCGCACTCCGAAAGATGTTTCCTAGAGGCGTAACCTTCGTAGACACTTCGGAATGTGACCCGAAATGCGGTGGACCTGTGCAAGCAAACAACTACCTTCGTAAAAAAGGGTATACAGACATCACTTTACTCGCAGGATCGGATAGAGCAGAGAGCTTTGGACCGGATGCACCGATGTGGGAGTCTGGAAAAAAACACGACATTCCTCCACCCAAGTTCAAAGCCTTGACTCGAACGGAAGGAACCGGTGCCGCTGCAATGTCCGGCACAAAAGCACGTAAACTTGCGCGTGATGGAGACTATGAAGGGTTTGCGAATGCGGTTCGTGTAGGGTCTATAGACGATGCGGACATCCGCAAACTCTATAACGCAGTTCGTAAGACAAATGGTGGAAGGACTAAGAAGAACAAGGCATCAAGCAAAGCTTTATATCGCCAAGGTTCGCGATTACGTAGCGTATCATCAAGAACCAGTCGTTCTTCATATGGATTTCGAGACTATTCGAAAGGTTCGAGCACTTTGTAAACAGCACCAAGTGAGGTAAACTGAATGTGCCCGAGACAATCTCTTGCGACTCTTTCTTATTGATGTTCATTTCAGATGCAGAATCACCCATGGTCACCGTTTGAGACGCAAACGGACCTTTACAAGTGAAGGTCAATGCATTACCGACATTCTTGATGTCCACTGTCTTTGCGGACAACAAGGTCATGTCACGGCAAATCTTCTGGAAGTCCAATGAAGGCATGGTAATCCGTGTCGCAAACTCACGCTCGGGAATGGAAATATCACTATCGTCTCGGTCCAACAAGTTCAACCTGTATTTCACAAGTCGCTTCTTCTCTCCGTTCTCCAATGTAATCGTCAAATGATTACTCTCTGCTTTGGAGACACTGAAGGTAATCGTATCGTCATTCGTCACCGTCTTCACAACGCGATAGAAATGGTCCGTATTCAATCCCACATCCAAACGCGGAGAGGTGTGATTGTATTCGTAATGTTCAAACTTGTTCGCATACAACCGCATATGAGTCAAGACTGTTCGGGTGTTGTCCATTGCAATCATTCGAACACCATCCTTATCAAAGACCAAGCTCATCTCCACTAGCATCGACTTCAGACCTTCGGCTAGAGTACGTATCGGTGCGGTTTGGACGGTTTTGGCTACGACGAGTTCGTCTGACATTTTGTTTATCCCTTCGGCGCGTCCTTAACTTCTTTTTCCGCGTTCCACCTGTAGGTGTTCGTAGAGTTAGTTTACCTTCCTTTGGAGGTTCGTCAATGATTTCTTTGAACTGCTTTACGGGTTCGATGGCTTTCTCCACTTCATCTTTAAATACAGCATTCACTTGATTAGATTTTGTAAGATTAAACAAGTTCTCAGCCGATACAACTAGTTCGATTTTGTAGAGAGATGAAAAGTTCAAGATAGTCTTTCTCCAGTAGATGAAAGCATCCACTATAGGACGTATGTTTGTAGCCAACTTTTCATCAGACAATGTCCTTTTAAATAAATCTGCAAGTACTTTGTTAGGTTTGTCTCCATCTTTAGGGTGAAATAATCGGTAGTTGACATCTGTGTCAAATGTATCTGCACCACCTTGTTGATTAGGAAGTTCATCTTGAAGGGCTTGCTCTTCAAGAGCTTGTCGTTCATCTTCAAGGGCTTGTTGTTTACGGGCTTTGTAGTCTGCTTGACGCTTCTCATACGCAGTCAAAGGAGCACGAATTACTTGACCTGTTTTCTTAGCGGCTTGTTTAGTCACGTCCACTGCTTTCTGCACACCTCGTGCGACTGAATCGATACCGGAAAGAAAGGGTGTCTTAACCTTTTGATAGAGTGTATTTGAGGTTAAAGGTCCTGATTTAGCAGCTTCAAACGCTTGGTTTACAATGTCTTGAAGAGTTAGTTTGTCCTTGGCTGCTTTCTCTTCGTCAGCCTTCTTCTTGGCTTCTGCGGCTTTTGCTGCCTTCTCTGCCGCTGCCTTGTCTTTGGCTTCTTTGGCTAGTCTGGCTGTCTCATCCTTGGCTTCTTTGACTCTTGCGGCTTCTTGTTTTCGTATTGTTGATTCTTCAAATGCTTTTTTAAGAGCTGCTGTTCGTATTTCAGCCGCTTCCGTAGCTGCAACATCCCGTTTTGCTTGGGCTTCTGCATCTAGTTTGGCTTTGGCAGCTGCAGCTTCCTTGTCTTTAGCGTCTTGGATTGCGGTTTTACTGTCTTGTAGTTGTTTTAAGGAAGTAGCTCCATTCTTCAGAGCGTCCAGTAGAAGCTCATCAAACTTTGGTTTAGGCATGATGTCATTCACTACTTTTTTGAACTTTGCATAGAGAGATCGAGCCGTTCCACGAGTCACAGAGAATCGCGACAACAAGGGTTCAAAAAACTCTGGATGACCGAGTGTCACAATTTCAGGTTTGGCCTTGAAATCGTTAATGGCTTGTTTGAAGACTTCAGCAGGCAGTTCGCGAAACGTCTTTTCAAGCTCACTCGCTTTCTCCAGGTTCTCGGACAATACACTCTTTTCAGATTCCAACTGCTTTTTAACACGTTCGATAGTGTCAATATAAGCCTTGAGAGTATTAACTTTCTGTTCTGCTTCACTTTGAGCTTTTTGTGCCTCTGCAATCTTTGCTTGAGCATCTCCGATTGCCAGTTTGACTTGCTCGTCGATGGTGGCTTTGGCTTTGGCGTTGAGCTTCATAGCGCCATACCCGGAAATACCAGTGATGGCGCTAAGAGTGAGTATTGCGGCTGTGCCAGGGTCCATTACTCTATCAAGATAAATAGTATTTCAGTAGTCTTCCTGTGTAAGGTAAAGAAGTTACTCATCTCCACCCTTCTTACCCTTCTTCACCAATCCAAACTTACCCTTACGTGTCTTGAAACCAAGTTTGACCAATCGGTTCTCCTTCTTGGCTTTCATAGACTTCTTACGCGAGACAATGCGTCCTGCCTTGTTGTATTTGAGGTCGCTCTTGGTGAGTCCACCTGGGGTCTTATCGGCTGTGCCATGCATGACTTGTGCTCGTGAACCGGTTGTCATTTACTTCTTGAAGAGAAAGTTTAATGGTTTGGCAGGTGCGACCATCTTAGGAGGTTCGTAGACGGAAGCCCGTTTCATAGGAGGTTCTGGATATTCCAAATACTCGAGTTCTATACGACCGCAGTATGTATCATTCACCCAATCAAAAGGAAACTCAACTGCATGTTCTCCAATCTTGCGTCGGTTATTGCTATAATGGACAAGCATACGATACACAAGTTTCGGATAGATAACATCACCTAAGAAGTTTTGGTCATGACCGTTACGATGTCCCTTTTCGGGGTCTTCCTTGTACTGTGAATATTCATCTCGAATGGTAAGACCCGCAGTCTTACGGATTCCCCATAGTCCACCCATCATAGATGCAGTGTGTTCAATGTTATCGCGGATTGTATGTGCAACAAACTCCGGATTCTTGACGAACTCTCGGATCGCCCAACGGTCTTTCCAATGAACGCGACTGTCTGCATCACGAACCATCATCAACTCAACGTCAGGTTCATCAATCGCATAGAAACGATGAATCATGTTGATCGGGCCCAACTCACCGGTTTCACGCAATACAACGCTACTGCAGGCTTTCAAATGATTGACCATTTGGTCTGTTACATCAGGGGCGTAGTAGATATAGACTTTCCAATCGGGGAAGTACTTTCCAATCAGAAAGATGTTCTCGAGTAACCCAACATAGTACTTAGGGTTCTCTGGACCGTAAAGACAAAAAGATATTACGTTCACCATTACTATTTAAGAGTATAGACTATTGTAAATGAGGTTTTTCTGTATGGACTTACATATCTCTGTGATTGCGGATTTCAAAAGCGCGTGCCCAGAGGTTGAAGTCGTCGACTGGTGTTTGTCTGGGCATGCATGGGTGATGAAACGAAATCAAGATTATCCAGAGTATATCAACCCAATGACATGGAACAACCTTAACCTAGATATGATCAAAAAGTTCCAAGACAAATACGATCCATTCTTAAAAACGTTCGATGGGTTTATTGTCGGATTTGCGAGTTCATTTGCTATGATCTATGAAAAGTATGATAAGCCTATTATCATGATGAATGCAATCCATTACGATATACCGTTCTGTTGGACAAAGAACCATGAAATGATAGTGAAATGGCATGAGTGTTTAGACCGTCTATATAGGAAAAACTTGATAACGATTGTCTCGAATAACCGAGCTCATGAGAAGTATACCTATATGGGCTGTGGAGTCAAACCTATCTACATTCCTAGTTTATGCCTCTACACCAATACCACCTATACCCCTACAAAGCCTACCTTTTTACTAGTGAACGGCAGTGTTCCAGATCATCCACTTATTACACGAAAGAGTGAACTCCCCCCTCGTCATGAATGGAGTGATATTACTTCGTTTCGTGGAGTTATCAACTTTCCTTACGATATCACTCTGATGAGCATGTTTGAACATTACACTGCGGGATGTCCCTTATTTTTCCCATCCAAGACTTATTGGAAGTCGAATCCACATGTTCAAAGCATTTCAGCATACTGGGATAGTCAAACCCCTTCTTATTTATCCTATTTCACTTCATTAGACAACTGGATTGACTTAGCAGACCCCTATACTGCATTTCAGTCACCGAATACCTATTACTTTGATTCGATCCCACATCTAATCGAACTTATTGAGAACTTTGAATATACAGACGATCGTGAGTTTCGTAAGGAGTATATTCAACGCGTAAAACGACAATGGAAAGAGGTTCTTCATACGGTTGTATCGGATGCCTTCTGGACCAAAGCTCCTCGTGTACTCAACTACAATCGAGTACCACTCTTGGCAAATGTTGTTTACGATATATACTACGCTGGAACTGGTGTTTCACCTCAACATGTTTATCCATATCATGACCCGCTAACACGCGGAGATGTCGTCTTTGTAAAGACAGATATTCTTCAATGGTTTTTAGACAATCGCAAAGTGGATGTTCCGATAACACTGGTTACAGGTGTATCGGATAAGTCCCCAAGTCCATCTGAGTGTGAACGTATTCTTTCTAATCCAAACATTGTACGATGGATTGGGTGTAATATTCTAGTCTCACATCCAAAGGTGATTCAAGTGCCTATTGGCTTTGGAGAGGTAGAACGCATCAATGGAAAGTATACTCAACTATTGGAGTTACAGTCTGAACGTATTCCGTGGGAAGATAAGAGTAACACTCTATGCGTCCCATGGCATGGTCCAACTAACTGTTCAAGAACGATTGAGCCTACACTTCCCAAGCTGGAGTTTGATGACTATATGCGCGAACTTTCTAAACATAAGTTTGTGATTTGCCAAGCAGGAAATGGTGTGGATACGCATCGTGTGTGTGAAGTTCTGTTAATGGGTTCTGTTCCTGTAGTTGAGCATTCTGGATTGGACACTCTGTATTCTCAATGGCCTGTTTTACTGGTCGATTCGCTTTTGGAGGTGGATATGAACGGTTTCGTTTGGGATGAAGCAAAGTATCAAGCGTTTTTAGATGTCATTTGGTTACGGGACGGATTTAAACAACGATTACTTAACTGAAGCATGCGAACTGCAGTTGTATTTGGTGCAGGAGGGTTTATTGGTAGTCATTTGGTAACTGCGTTGCGAAAGTCCGGACGAGTTGTCTATGGTGTTGATAGGCATCAACCTCGTTTTGGTAAGACAGATGCATCAGAGTTCTTCATTCGTGATCTTCGTAGTGATCTTTCTGACCTTCCGCCTGTAGATGAAGTCTATCAACTCTGTGCGTTTCTAGGGGGTGCTGGGATCATTGATGGAAAGCTATATGATGCTGACATTTTTACGAACAATATGTCTGTCAACTTATCGGTGATCGAGTATTGTCGGAAGAAGGGTGTCAAACGTATTTTCTTTTCATCCTCTGCATGTGTGTATAGAGAAGGGTGTGTCGATCCAATAAACACATACGGCTGGGAAAAACTTGCAGCAGAACAGTTATACAGTGCGTTTGCACGACAATATGGAGTAGAAGTGAGAATAGGGCGTCTCTTCAACATCTATGGATCAAACCAAGAGTTTCAAGGAGGACGGGAACGTGTTCTTTCTGCACTCTGTAGAAAGGCTATACAGTCCGATTCATCACTTGAAGTGTTAGGAAATGGAAAACAACTACGCACGTTTTTACATGTTGTAGACTGTGTTCGTGCAATCCAAGTACTTATGGAGTCGAATGTATCAACGCCCATAAATATCGGTTCATCACGATTGGTATCGATTACAGAGTTAGCAGAGTTGATTCTAAAACATTCCAATAAGAACCTTACACTCGTGTATTCGGAAATGTCTAATACGCAAAATGTTCGAGCCTGTGATACACAGCTTCTCAAACAGTTAGGTTGGAATGAAACGATCACGCTCGAAGAAGGAGTAGCTCAAACCTATGACTGGATTGCCAAATCATGCTCTACCATTTCTTGAACTAACTTTTGAAACGTATAGTTTGGAGTCCAGTGTAACTCTGTCATTGCTTTTGTTGGATCTCCTAATAACAAATCGACTTCAGCAGGACGATAAAACTCAGAGGATACTCGAACGACAACTCGTCCAGTCTCGTCTACACCAACTTCATCCATACCCTCTCCCTTCCAACTTATCTTCATTCCAACGGAAGCAAATGCAGTTTCTACAAGTTCACGCACACTATGGGTCTTACCACTACTAATAACCCAATCGTCCGGAACTGGATGTTGTAATATTCTCCACATCGCCTCTACGTAATCTGCAGCATGCCCCCAATCACGCATTGCGTTTAGGTTTCCAAGAACGATCACAGTATTACTTCCTTTTGCTATCTGTGCAACACCTCGTGTAACCTTTCGTGTTACAAATAGTTCACTTCGTCGTGGTGATTCATGATTAAAGAGAATGCCATTTGAAATGAACATCCCGTAACTCTCTCGATAGTTCTTACCCAGCCAAAATGCATACACCTTGGTAATACCGTATGGAGACCGAGGGTAAAAGGGCGTTGTTTCCGTTTGAGGTGTTTCCATAACCTTTCCATACATCTCACTGCTCGAAGCCTGGTAAATACGTAGTTTGTCTTTTAGTGAAGACATTCGAAGTGACTCGAGTAGTTTTACAACACCGATACAGTTATGGTAGGTTGTCATTTCAGGCATATCAAATGACAGTTTCACAAAGGACTGTGCAGCTAGATTATATACCTCAACTCGTTCAGCATTCAAACTCTCAATATACCGTACAATCGATTGTACAGAGGTTGCATCTGTAATATCTCCTGTTCGGAGAGTTAGTTTTTGGTTGTCTAATAAGTGTCGTATACGCATCGTTTCTTGCAAGTGACTTGTATGCCGTACGATCCCTATCACATGGTATCCTTTTGAAAGAAGAAGTTCGGCAAGGTAAGAACCATCTTGTCCTGTGATTCCGGTAACTAATGCAACGTTGGACATGATTATACAGTGAGAGCATCGCATAAATCCTTTCGTTCGGCTTCCGTTAAGTCTGGATGGTTTGGCATATAAAACGCACACTCATGAAGCAAGTCTGCGTTTGGAAGGATTCGACCATCATGAAGGTCTTTGAAAAACGGCTGGTGTGCCATGTTTCCGGCAACAAGTGGACGAATCTCAATACCAAGTCTCTGACATTGTCCAATACAATGATCACGAATCTCAGGGGTTCTACACACAACAGGGATTGCAAAAGCCGGTGTATCTTGAGCTGGAAGATACACATCCTTTGAAGAGTCGACACTCTCTCGTATATATGTATAGTTTGCACGACGTATCGAGTTCGCAGAGTCTATATGTTTTAGTTGGTGTTGTCCAAGAACACCTTGAAGTTCCATTGGACGAACGTTGTAGCCTAATGTATAGAATGTGTAAGGTGCAAAAAAATCAGTAACATTCCATTTCTCACGCAATGATGATTGAACGTCTGGAGTTACGTTTCGATCCCATCCATGGGCACGCACCATTCGAATCATCGAATTTAGTTCGGAGTCGTCGGTGACAATCATACCTCCTTCTATAGTCGACATATGATGACCTACAAATGTTGAAAAGGTTGCAGCAACTCCAAAGTTCCCAAGACGAACTCCAGTATTCCTTGCCCCTAAAGACTCACATGTGTCTTCAAGTAGTATGATACTTTTCTCATTACAATACGATTGAATATGGGTAACATCACTTGAAAATCCGAGTAAATGTGTTAGAAATAAACATCGGATTTCAGGTGCGTTCTGTAAGGTTTCAGTAGAAACATTGAGTGTTTTTGAATCAACATCAATCAACACAGGAATACATCCTAGCTGAACAATAGGCATTACATTCGTTGCCCACGTTACTGCAGAAACACCGATTCTATCACCTTTCTGAAGTCTTCCGAGGTTCAACAATGATTGTAAAAGCACTAGGTTTGCAGAGCTTCCACTATTCACCATTGTGCAAAACGTTCGACCTTGCCATCCTGCAAACTGACTTTCAAATCTCAACACCTCTTCTCCCATACTTAACTTTGAAGCCTGTTGTATGAATGAACATAGTGTTGTCTTAGCATCCTCTTCATCTAAAAAGGTGTGTCGCATCAATGGAATCGGCATTATCAAGTATACATGCGTTTGTTAAAACTTCTTCTGAACAAACACCTGAGACTCACGTTGACCCAGAATAATGATTCGCTTATGATAACCATTTATGAAACCATCAATTCCTCGTTTTGTTAAGTCAGGACCACCCCAACCATAATCGTCAAAAATAAGACGTCCTCCAACTTTAAGCTTACGAAATGCTAATACAGCATCTTCGAGAACATAATCGGGTTCATGATTTCCATCAATGTAGATAATATCAAACGAGTTGTCTTCCAGTGTTGGAAGCACTTCATGTGAATACCCTCGTTTGACAATGATGCGATCCTTAAGCGTACAGGCTTCCATATTTTGAGTGAATGCGTTGTAGATTGTCATTTGTTCACCTTTGTATTCGGGATAGTCTACATAGTCTGTCCAGGGGTCAATTGCAATCAGTGTAGAGTCTGGATGTGCTCCGTAGGTTTCAGCTACACTTACCATATTTGCACCATAGAACGCACCCACTTCTGCATACTTGATAGGCTTGGAACTATCTGGGGTTACATATGGAAACCAGTTATTAGCAAGTCTATAGGCAACTCCCTTGAAGTTTGGATTCAGTGTATACATTTATACTCCAAATGGAAGTGTTTCTACATAGTCTACCGCAGATGAGCCAGTTCGAGACACGTGACGATTATGACGGTATCCAAATGATGTGTCATTATACACTTTCATTCCGATAAACAATGCAAGAACATATATCATCATTCCATGAATGTTCGCATCCATCCATCCCTTCTGTAGAATGCCATTGGAAGCTTCTACTGCAGTTAAGTATCTCTGAATCAACGCATTGTTCCAGAATCGAAAGCTTGATATATGGAAGTTATTGTACGGCGCAAGTCCAGAATAAAGATCACCCTTCATAAAATACTTCTTGCGTAGTTCCTTCTTAAGTGTATCTAGTACATGTTCATCATATCCTTCACTGCGGATGAAATCAAGTGTAAAATCGAAGAGAGACTGCTGATCTTGTGAGTCTTCAAAGACTGATCGAAACACATAGTCATGTTTAAGAAGTTGATGCTTAACATATTGCTCTGTTAATATCGGTGCCTGAAAGAAGGAATCGTCGTCTAATCGTATGTAATGTGAATACTCTTTTAACCGAGGATGTTGTTGAACAACACCACTAAAAAACCTACACATCATCAAATAACCATAAGGTCGACGAAGATTTCTATTAACAACGTCTTCCTTGCCTGAAAAATCAACTTGAATAAACTCTGTTGCACCTGGCAATCGAGCCTTTTCAGTATCTTCATAGTCCTCATGGAATACGAAGATATCTGTAGTTGGAAATAGTGAACGAGTGATCTTAAGTGAACCTTCTATCAGTTCTAACCGAGATGCTTGAGTGACATCATCATATATATGGAATGCTTTTGGAGACGCAAGGTAGATGATACAAAAGGACATGTTTATACTTGAAAACTACAACTGTTTTTGGGTTTCCAAACACAGTGGTGGGTTTCCCCTTGTTACTTATTTATTTTAGACTATAAAGTCTCAACGATCACGTTTAGTTGGAGTATGCGAGACCGCCCATACCTGACATAACTCGGAGAACGTTGTAGTTAACTGCATAGACGCGGACTTGAGCAGTGCGGCCAGAGCGGACTGTGTTGACTGAAACAGTGAGCTGAAGGGTTGCCTTGTCGATACGTGAGAAGTTGCAGGTGCCGGATGGCTGGTGCTCCTCTGGCTTGAGTGCGAAGGAGTAGACGTTGATACCAGGCGCTGGGGTGCGGCTGTGGTGTTGGTAAGGTTGAACGCGGTCGAAGTATCGGCCCTCGCGCTCTGTGAATCGGTCCTGGCCGTTGAGCTGGAGCTTGGCAACCTCGACTGGGTTCTTGCCAGAGCACTTGACGCCTGAATCGAGGATAACCTTGGCAAGGAGGTAGTTGGTTGTGGCTGCAAAGACCTCTTCGCCTTGATCGGAACCAGAGTCCAACCATGAGGCACCTCCAAGAGAAGGACCGAAGGCAATACCGAGACCTGGAAGGTAAGGACCAGAAGGACCATCACCAGCAGTTGTGGGGATGGCTTGTTGAGCAGTCTGGTTGCTGGTGTTACCGAGGGAGCCTCGTGCGAGCACATCCATGACGATACCCTCAGTGGTAAAGTCATCTGTGTAGTTGAATGGCTGGCATCCATTGACCTCTGTAATGAAGTTCTGGTTGGGTGTGCAGTCAACGAAGGAATCTCGTTGAACAACCCAGACAAGCTCCTTCACTGGGTGGTTGAAGTTGAGCTGGATCTTGTTGGAAGAGGAGGTGATGGACTCAGCACCTGTGAACTGGAGCTGCTCAATCAAATACTCGTGTGTCTGTTGGGCGAATCGTCGTCGCTCCTCAGTGTCCAAGTAGACGTAGTCAATGTAGAGGGAGGCAGCAGTCAAGGACTGGATTGCAGTAGAGACTGCACCTGCACCTGTAAGCTCATAGTAGGTGCAGTTGATCCATTGCTCGAACTCAACATTGATACGGACCTCGTGGTATTGGAGGGCAATCAATGGAATAGCAAGACCTGGGTTTCTGCAGAACCAGAACTGGAGAGGGATGTAGAGGGTCTTGGCAGGTGTTCCGGCACGGGGAGCGCAGGAGTTGGTGAGTTCAGCACCAGCGCAAGAGGCATCCAAGGCATAACCACGTCGGTCCTTGACAAGGACGAGGTCGTGGGTGTTACCGATCATGTCGTCGAGGGCTGCAACGGTACCTGCATCCTGGGAGAGCTGGGTCCAGATTTGGAGCCAGTCGCCATATTGTCGGTCAATGCGCTGACCTCCAATCTCGAGCTCAATGACCTTGAGCAATCGGTGACCGATGTAGTTGAGCCATCGGAATCGGTTCAAGTTGGTGGAACCGGCTGTGAGGTCGACTGCTGGGAGAACAACCTGGACGTATGTGCGATACATCAAGTCGGCGTTACGGTTGATCACCGCTGTGACACGCTTGTTGAAGTCGGCCTGGCCGTTGAAGGTGACTTCAATGGACTCCATGGCGAAGTTTGTATGACGCTTGTAAAGCACCTTCCAGAAGGTAATCTGGGGATTACCAGAAATGTAGATATCCTGTGCGCCATAGCTGACAAGTTGTAAAAGACCACCTCCCATGTTGTTATGTTCCAAAGCAAGAAAGTTTTTTTTCAGGAACGTTGTAGGAAAAAAAGGGGTTTAAGGGACGCCTCGGCTAAACACCTATGGATGAAGACCAAGCCCTAGCAGTGGGTGTCGCAGTCATAGTCACGTTAACAGGGCTGTGCTGCTTGGCGTGTGGACTACATAGGATTTTCATTCGAGAGCGAATCACTGAAGACTCTACATCCCTCCTAGGATGAAACTTTCAGAATGAATACGACTCTTTAATAAATGGAGGTTATTGGTGTTGCAGCATTTCTTGGATTTGTAGTTGTTGCAGGATGGTTTGGATATCTCTGTAGAAAGAATGCGATTGATCGTAAGATGGGTATGTCCAAATCACCCTCTCAGGAGGGTTTGAATACAATGGCCCAGACGGAAGACCCTGCATAAACTATTGTAATACCATCCGAGGAACAATGTGCATCGCTTCTAACTCCTGCATCCAGAGCTTCATTGCATAGGGGATGGTTTTCATAATGAACTCTGTCTTGTTGCCACAGGTTCCACAGGAGTAAATCATCTCCTCTTCATTCACCACTGCAAGTGTTCCACAGGTCTTACAGATACCGGTTGGAAACGGGTCAGATACATCCATTAAGCGTTCCTTCGTGAATGCCGCGGCACCGTGGCTCAGTAAGCAATCGCGTTCCATCTCACCCACACGAAGACCTCCATCTCGACTGCGTCCTTCACACGGTTGTCGTGTCAGACTGACAATCGGTCCCTTACCTCGACTGTGCTTCTTATCAATCACCATGTGCTTCAATCGCTGATAGAAGGTAGGTCCCATGAAGATTTCAGCCTGCATCATTTCACCCGTCTGTCCGTTGTAGAGAATCTCATTGCCGTAGGGATGCAGTCCCAACTCCAACATGTGTTTACGCAAATCTTCTACCTTCAAGTGACTATACGGAGTTCCATCACCGAGTGTTCCTTTACGCACACCGACCTTTCCAAAGATGTTTTCCATCAACTGCGCAATCGTCATACGAGACGGAACTGCGTGAGGATTCATAATCAAGTCGGGTCGTAATCCAGACGCAGTGAAGGGCATGTCTTCTTCGTCCAAGAGCATTCCAACAGTTCCCTTCTGTCCATGTCGAGAGGAGAACTTGTCTCCAATCTGCGGCACGCGTTCAGAGACCACACGCACTTTGATGAACGGATAGCCATCACTGTTCTTGTCTTGCCACACTCCATCGATACGGCAGGGTTCTGTGTTCTTATGCGTAGTGCTTGCGTCACGATAGGTGTATCCAGAAGTATCGTTACGCAGATTCACAACCTTTCCAATCACTACATCGTTCTCTTGGAGCGTCGAGTGTAAGATGGGAATGCCATTGTCTCCAACTGCATCGTAACTGGTGGTCTTGTATTTGCGAGTATTGTGTCGCATGGGTTTCATGAACTTTTCCTCTCGTCCCGAGGTTACATTCCGATGCTCTTCGTCCTTGTACATCGTATAGTAGAGTCCACGCATGAATCCACGATTGACTGAACTTCGGTTCATGATAATCGAATCCTCTTGATTGTAGCCTCCGTAGCACGCAATCGCAACAATCGCATTCATTCCATACGGCATCTCGTGCATCTTCAAGATGTTCATCGCACGCGTCTCGACCAACGGACGAGTCAAGCTACACAATAAGTAGCCGTTCTTATCCAGTCGTTTCGCGTAGTTGCCTGCATAGACGCACATCGACTGCTTACCCATCGCAGACTGATAGGTGTTTCGTGGAGACTGATTGTGGTCCGACAAGGGAATGCTGCTTGCCATATGACCGACAATCAAGCTAGGGTGAATCTCATAGTGTGTATGTTGAGGTGTTGCGTGGTCTTTGGAAATCGCAATGTGAAGTGTCTCGGTTTCGGACGCATCAATGTATTCGATACAGCTCTTCATCCACGTCGTCCAATCGGCACCCACAGCAGGCCACGCACAGCCTCGACGGAACACAGGTCGCACCAATCGTCCCGCATCAGTCTCAATCATGATTGTATTGAGAAGTGTATACCATGCGATGGACGTGTGTGGATGTAATCGGAACGAATGCTTGGCGGTTCGCAAGCGTTTCACCAGTGTATCGGGTGCTTGTGTGTATCCGATAATGACTCCGTTCAAGGTGACCGCAGTGCCTTCGTAGACATGGGGTGTATCAATCCAGGTCAAGT